TTGGCATACGAGTTGGTATACTGAAAGAGGACTTACTCACAAAGCAACTCGCACAGTGACCTCTGACATCATCAAAGGATACTCTCCTGGTGACACAATAGAGTATGATGAAATAACCACACATTATGCTGGTGGTAGAATAGATATTCGTGGCGTTCCAGATGAACCATATGGTTTCGAATATGGTCTAGCGGTGATGCACGGTGAGGATTGGAACGCATTAAGTGAATGGTTAGATGATTTTGAGTCTAAAGAGCTTGTATCAAAAGACTCTCTCATAGAACAATTTGAAAATGATTATGGTAAAAAGATAAGGTGGTGGAAGAACTAATGAAAGTTAAAATAGGACCATACCCGACACATCGTTGGTATCACAACTTCCTGTATAAGTTGGGAATTAAAAACGAGCCTAAAGTGTCTGTTCATATAGATGACTTTGATACCTGGAGTATGGATCATACCCTTGCTCCTATTATCCTACCTATGCTTGTACAGTTACAAGAAACTAAACATGGTGCTCCAATGGTAGAGATGCTAGATGTACCAAAAGAACTTCGTGCTACTAAAAAACAACTAGCCGCATATGGTAAAACAGGCGATGTTGATCCTCATCACTTTGAACGTTGGGATTGGATCATGGGCGAAATGATTTGGGCGTTCGAACAAAAGTGTAAAGATGATTGGCAAGGTGACTATTACGAGTATAGAGAAATGGGACCAGAGGAATCTAAAGATCCTACCAGTCTATTTGGATTGAAACTTGTATGGGAAGATCGTGACGGTGCAAAAGCACACCAAGAACGCATGACAAACGGCTTCAAACTGTTTGGAAAGTACTACGAAAACCTTTGGGATTAATCTAAGTTTTTTAAGTGATGGATGTACTCAACTATTGAATGATCGCTAAAGTTATCAATCTTGCCTTGCTTGATGCCCATCCACATGCCACGCCATCTGTCTTTAAACATTTGCCAGCCTGTGGGTGTGCGTTTATTACCGTATGCATTAATGTAATGCTGAGTGCCACAATGTTTGTATCCCATTATAGCAAGAGGAACAGTAGTGACGATGTCATTATTGTTTCTCCATCTATGATGTACAACTCCTAAACTTTTTGCATATGCATGCCAGCCTACACGCGGACATCCGTATGTATACAGCTCAATAGGATCGTTAAGATCTTTGTTAAACTTTGCTCTTGAAGACATAATAGTTGCCATTCCAGCACCTAAGCTATGTCCACAAAACCAAAGTGTTTTCTTCATGTTAACAGGACGAGCAATGTCTTCAACTATCATTGGCCATAAGTCATCTACTTGTTGTTTGAATCCTCTGTGTACTCTGCTAATTGTTTCTGCTTTAACTGGAGTTGCTTTTAGGTCTGCCGCTATATCAGCAAATTCACTAGGTTGCGTACCTCGACATGCAATTACTAAGTCTATCTTGTTCATCAAGCGATATGCCTGAGCCCCTTCCTTGTCATAATATTCCACAGTTGTAAAGCCAAGTTGTTTTGCTTGACGTTTTACTTCTTTTATGTTACTATATGCTATGCTTGATAACTTAGCAAACAGTAAGGATCGTTCATTGAAACTCAAATCTTTAATTGACATTTAGTGTCCTCCCGGTATACTAATATTTATAAACAAAGTCTACTAAATACTGTATAGGAATTTTAAATCATGAAAAAACGTACCAGAAGTATACTTGATGAACTTAATAATGTCTACGGACGTAGAGATAACGACCATCTTATCGACGCGACAGCTAACAACATCATTGAAAGTGCCATTAACTTATTAAGTAGGATACATTCTACATATGATGTAGATACTGCTGGCGAACTAGAACGCAGACTTATTAACAGTATTAAATCAAACGACCCACGTAAATTTAAGCGTAGCATGAATAGAATAATAGAGAGTAAGAAAAATGATTCTTAAAGAAGGCGGCAACATATTTAAGACTGAGCAAGGTGCCATTACTCAGCGCATTGCAACTAAAGATGTACAGGCTTCGATTGACTTTATTGAAAAGATCACAGGCTTAACATATGACGAAGAAGATTGGTTAGGCACAACTGGCAAGAAAGAGAACGCAGACGGCAAGTTTGAAAATAACTCATCAGGTGATTTAGACTTAAACACAGACTCAAGCAAAATTAGCAAAGCGCAGCTAATTAAAAAACTTAGTGTATGGTTAAAGAGTCAAGGCGTTAATGACGCTGAGATTATGAATCTAGGTAAAGTAGATAACAAAAGAATAAACGGTGTTGCTGTTGCTAAAAATGACGGCTGGATCAAAGACGCAGGCGATCAAGTACACTTCCGCACACCTATTGCAGGCAGCGACAAGAATGGATTTGTTCAAACAGACTTTATGTTTACAGACGATCCAGTACATCAACGCAATGCAAAGCGTGGCGGTACAGATCAGTTTGGCGGTACAGACAGAGCTATCCTACTATCAGCTATTGCAAGAGGACGTGGAGTAAAGTTTAGTCCTAAGTTTGGCGTAGTTGATCCTAATGATGGCGACAAGATTATTAGTAACGATTGGAATAAAGGTATTCCAGAATTATTGTTAGGCAAAGGCGCTACAAATGCCGACACGCATACTGTAGAAACTATGCTTGCAAAGTTAAAGAACGATCCAAACTACGAACAGCTAATTGCTCCGTGGAAAGAAACAATGGAAAAGTCTGGCAAAGAAGTACCTGAGTCTAAAACACCAACTGGATACAAAACACTAGAAGACAAGCAACTTGCACGTATTAAAGAGCTAAGTGGCAACATGCTAAACAGTTCAGTAATGGTATCAGGAAGCTTTATAAGATGAGATACCAAGAGTTCCGAACAGTATTAACTGAAGCAGTATTAACTGAAGAGTTTAAAGGTCGCGAGTATAATCACCTAGAAGATCTTGTGTTTGTTAAAGGCTCAGCAGGAGCAGTAGAAGCAGCAGACATTCTAGACAAGCTAGGCACTGACAGCAGTGATGTTGCAATCAAGTGGGACGGCAATCCAACTATCTATTGGGGACGCGAGCCAGACGGCGAGTTTGTTCTAGTAGGTAAAAATGGTTGGGGACGCAACAAGTCAACAAGCGCAGATGATCTATCACGCTTTATACAAAATTCAGGCAAGGGTGTAGAAGAACAACCTTGGCGCAAGGACTTCGGCGAAGAAATGGCAGAAGTGTTTGAACTAATGAAATCAGCAACTCCTGGAAGCTTCCGAGGATATGTTTATGGCGACTTGCTATACAGTCCACGCAAGCCTTTTACAGCAACTAAAGGCGCAGTAGAATTTGAACCAAACTTGGTTAAGTACACAGTTGATACGAATGGCCAAATAGGTGGGCGCATAGCGAACTCAAAAGTTGGTGTAGTAGTTCACACAAAACTTGAAGAGTTTGGTTCAAAGTCTGCAACACCTATTAAAGATGTAAAAGAACTTAACAGCAATGATGTAGTAGTACTAGGGCAGACATATGTAACACATCAGCCTAAAGTTGACACATCAGAAGTTAAGAGTATCAGAGCTACAGCAGCAAAAACTGCCCAGTTAGTTGATGCATTTCTTGCTCCTGTTCAAGGACTAAGTGATATGAAGAACATCATTTATACATACGTTAACCATATGACACGCACACAGCAATTAAAGAATATTGAAAATGGTTTCTTTGACTGGCTAGGTGCATCAAAGGTAAGTACTAACAAGCAAGCAAAGATTGCAGATATGAACACAGCAAGTCCTAAGGCATTGCCTGCATTGTTTGGTCTTGTAAAACAGATCATGACTGTAAAGGATCATATTATTGATCAGTTAGATAATGCTCCTGCTGATGTAACAGCAACAACAAAAGGTGAGAAGGGTGGCGAAGGATACGTTGCTCTAGGATCAAAGACTAAACTAGTGCCGCGTCAGCGTTGGCAACCAAATTAAGGAATAGACAATGAAAATTAATGAAGTAACAGAAGTCCAGTATGATGGTTCGGATTATGCAAGGAAAGTTATTGCTCCTTTAGGACAAAAGATGAATCGACTAGGTCACGGCACTGGCGAACACGGTAGTCTTAAAGGTATGACTGACGACGAACTAAGACGCTTAGATGACCTTTTAAAAGTTGGCGATATATTAGCTGCTGTTGGAACATCATTTGGTCCACACGATCCAGGCAAGCCGCTACCAGGCATGCAGCCTAAAGACTCTCTTGCAAAAATGTTTGCAGAAGTTGCTAAGAAGGCTGGAGTTGAAGTTTCTAAAGTTAAAGAGCTTATTAAATTCACACAAGATGCAGAAGACGTTAAACCTAAAATGGCAGAGCCAGCTAAAGCTGACGAGCCAGAAGATGACGAGTTTGCAGCACCTGCTGATGATGATAGCGCAGCAGATAAAGCAGCAAGATTAGCAACACAGTAATGACTGACAAGTTTACGGCAGCACAATGGGCAGAGATAGATGGCGGACATGAAGTGCCGCCAGTACAAGAGGAATCATATTCTTTCTTAAGAGATCTGCAAGAGTCGCGCATGACCAAAGATAATGGCAATGCTAAGAAGTTGACTTACACTGACTGTGGTGAACGTATGTATCTAACACTGTTGGCTTTGGAAACAATGCGACAGTATCCAGACTTTAAAGCTTACGTGCAACGTTATGCAAAGAAGACAGCTGGCTTTGAGCAATACAAAATGTATCGCATTATGGGTACTGATCTCTACAACTTTACATATTTCCTTGTAGGAGACAGTGGCGCACAGGATAAGCTTAAAGATCCTGAGTCAGCAAAGCGTATGCGAGCTAGTACAAAGTTACCAACGTCTGCTATTAATAGATACATTAACGCAGTTGCACAAGGTAAAACTCCAGTGCAATTAAACAATATGTTTCAAGCAATTGAATCTGCACTTAAAGTTAGCAACAGTGACTACAAATCAATACGTAGAAACTTAATGAACTTTGCACGTTTGACCAAAGCAGAGAAGCGTTTAATATCCACACGCCTTATCTATGCTGTTCGTGCTAAACTACGCAGCTCAGACATCATTGAGGACTTTGAAAAGTTTGCAGCAATTAAGAACTTAGAAAAAGCAAGTGTAATAGATCCAGAACCAACTATATCAACGCCTGACCTAAGTACTACAGGCGCCGAACTAGCATTGTATAGATATCTAGTAGGAGACAGGAACTTAGCACTTACTAAGAAGTTCCTAGAGCAAGCCAAGGACGGTAAAGCAGCAAGTGCAAACATGGTTGCAGCCTACTTACCAGCTATTAAAATGATAGATGATATTGTAAAAGCGGGTCCAGGAGCAGTTCAACAGCTACGAGCAGTGCATAAGAGAGCTAAACGATCCTAACAACCGGTGCTTTTTTTAGTAAGATGATAAATAATATTATACAAGTAAGAAGAGAATCTTACTTTACCATTAGAACCCAGGAGAATATAAAATGGCATCAGTAACAACAAACGCAACAGCAAAAGCAGGTAACGGTTTAGGTCCACGTACTAGAATCATTAACGCAGCAAAAACTAACATGACTCAAGAAGAATTTGACGCATTAGTACTTTACGTGTCAGCAGGTGACGTAGCAGGAACTAACGATGCACATACTATCACAGGTATTAGTGTATTAACAGAATCAGGCGTGTTTACAGGCGGAACAACTGATGACGTGCAAATTGCAATTCAAGGCACAGGCGTACTAACAGCAGCAGCTGACTTTGGTATCGGCACCACTGGTATTACAACTACGCTAATTGCTGAGTTTATTGACTAAATTCTAACTACCTTAGAATCGTGATATACGGCCGCAAGGCAGGCGTCACACTAAACAGTCACTTTAACGAGTGACTGTTTTTTTATGACTTAAATACTATATGAGATTTATAATACATACATTAGTAGATATAACCGAGACCGGTAGTCGACGCGGCGAAGATCCTAAACAGTATCGACAGCAGCAAAACTTCCTTACTGTGATGCAAACAATTGGGTTAAGAGTTAATCCAGAATACATTGGATCGCCTACAATCATTAGCGAAGTACCTAGTAAATTAGGGTTAGGAACATCATTTAAAACTAAACAAAGCGTGTGGAAATACGCTTTTGATATGGAATTTAGAGACGCACTAGATGTTGAAACACTAGTAAATGACTTTGATTTAATACCAATCATTACAAAGTTAGATGAAACAGCAGAGTTTGATAATGCACATTTTCTTACCAAAGATACCGCTAAATGCAACATATTTTTTGAAATTGATGATAAATAACTTTGTAGCCTAAAAAACTACCAGGCATTTTAAATCACACATCAAGGCTAACTTAGAGTTTACTTACAGAATACAACCTACGATAAGACGGGTTTTGAGGATTTATAATGCCAAGTACTACCGAATTAGAAAGAAATAATCTAGAAGCACATGTTGACTTATGTGCAATACGCTACGAACAATTAGACGAGCGCCTTTCTAACGTAGAAACAAAGATAGACACATTACATACTGTAATTAGTACAGGTCAGCAATCAATGACCAAAGTTATTATTGGAGCAGCAGGCACAATAGTAACAGGACTATTATCAACCATCATTGTAATTTTATTACAGTAACCTTCCACTCACGATAAATAACTATATGTTATTACGTGAGTTTTTTATTGATCCAACAGAAGCAGACCTAGAAGAAGGTCAAACATGGGCACGTTCTGGAAAGAAGGTTGTTCGCAAGTATCGTTGTTCAAGTGGTCCCCGCAAAAATAGAGTTGTTGCTAAGATGGCACAGTGCTTTGCAGCGCCTGACATTAAAAAGCGTATGGCTTTTAAGAAGACTAAAGCTAGACTCGGCAGCAGGATGATACGCAAAGCTAAAAAGACTAAGCGCATTAATCCAGCAAGTAAAAGAGTACAAGCTCTTAACCGTAAGAGAAGATAGATGTTATTACGTGATCTATATAACGACATTATTGAAGAAGGTGTCACAACTATCTTTGGCAAGAGCGGAAACAAGACTGTTCGCAAGTATCGTTGCACAACTGGCACTCGTAAAGGACGTATTGTTGCAAAGCCTGCAACTTGTAATGCTCCTAAGAATATGAAAGCGTCTAACACACTTAAACAAACTAGACGCAAAAAAGGTTCAACTATAGGCATTAAGGCTAGTAGAACTAAAAGAACAAATCCAGCAAGTCAAAGATTAAAACGATTAAATACTGGGCGCAGGACAATAAGCAAGACTAAGCGTAGAGGAAGTAGAATATGAAAATCTTTGAATTAGGAATACCTGCAGACGCTCAAGGTACAGCGGCAGTTGGAGTTGCTCCAGTAAATGTTGCTGGCACACCTGCTGCTAAACCTGGACAACCTACGCAAAAACCTGGCGAAGAAATGGGACAACCTGATCCTAATAGTCCTGAAGCACAAAAAGCAAAGCAAGAGCAAAAGAAAGCAATTCAAGTACAAATTAAAGCTACACAAGATCAGCTGAAAACATTACAACAGCAGTTACAGTCAATTAAATGAAAATTAACGAGCTTATCATTAAAAACACTTATAAGACCAATGAGGAAAAACAACTCTTGGCAAGTATTGATGAGCCGCGTCCGCTTGGAGCATTTCCAGAGCGTGAACAAACCATTATCAACAATCTAATTCGTAAGAGTATAATAAGTAAAGTACAACACAATGGGACGATAATGGTGATACGGAATGATAACTGAAAAGCTTTTAAATGACCTTGAAGAAATTGTTAATAGAGGACTTGAAGATAGTGCTATCCCTCATCAACGAGGAAATAGTATTAGGATCAAGCATGTCATTATACGTAAGAGTCCTAAAGGCTACTTGATATATGACGCTAAAGAGAATAAACAAGTAGTAAGAACCTACTTTAAGACTACAGCAGTTGCTATTGCTAAGAATCTTGCACAAGGTAAAGACATTACTGAACAAGCAATGGAGTTTGACGGCACAATGTTAAAACATTACAATGATGCTATCTTTTATAAGCATGCAATACGTAATACAACAGATGATGCAAAGAAAGAGATAAGAGAAACTAGGTTAGATGTTGCTATACAGGAATCACGACGTGTGCGCAGCCTTTTAGACCGTTATATTTTTTGTTAGTGATAAATATAATATAGAACACAACACCTATCAACAGGAAGAGTAAAATGCAAATTAGAGAATTTTCAGCGCCGGTAACGGCTGCAAAACTAAACGAAAGCCTAGCTAAACGCTTTGGTTCAAAAATCAACATCGACGAGTTTACTACAGAGCAACTTCAAGACGCTCGTAACAAACTACGTACCCAAGTATTTAATGTAGAAACAACTGAAAGCTTTGATGCTGTCCAGCAAAAAGGACACACTAAGAACAAATTGTTCCTAGACGTACTTAACGCTGCACTCCATGAGCGTGACGATGTTGCTATCGCAATTGACGAAGCTATTGAGCAAGTTAATGAAGGCGAAGAAGACAAAGCAGAACTAGTAATGGCAGCTAAGGACATGGTTGATCGTGTTACTGGTTGGATGGAAGACACAGCAGAAATGCAAACTGAATCCATGCTAGAACTAGCTGATGCAATCCGGGACGAAATGGGCAGCGAATCAGCTGAAGCATTTACAGCAGTAGTTAAACCAGCACTAGAAGCAATGTATGGCGTAATGGAAACAACACGTATTGCACTAACAGGCGGCGTAGGCATGCTAACTGGCGAAGGTGAGCCAATGGATACTATGGGTGCTGAAGAGCCAGATATGGATATGGAACCAGTAGACGGCGACATAGAACCAGACATGAATATGGATGATGTTCCACAAGATGACGAATTTGGAGCAGCAGATGCAGCAGCAGGCGGCGAAGAGCTAGGCGGACGTGAGAAGCGTGAGTCAATCCAGCGCGAAGGACTCATTGCAGAAGCACAAGACATGACTAAAGCAAAGTTTGTTAAAAAGCATGGCAAAGAAGCAGCCAAGTTTTACGAGACTGTTAATTCAAAAAAAAAGTAAATGAAGGTGCAGTAGATGGCGGTGTCATCTACGCTTTATTACGTCAACAAAAAGCAGCCGGTGTGGCTGCTTTATCCATGAGTAAGCTAGACAAATACATGCGCAACCAAGGCAAAGGCAACTTTGACTTCGAAGGCTTTAAAGCAATGTATGATGCAGATCCTAAAATACAAGCTCTAGTAACTAACTTTGATCAAGATAAGATTGAGTTCAAACAAAGTGAAGTAGATGATATTGCTGGCGCAGTACCAGGTAATGATGGACCCAAAGCTGATCTTGGGAAAAAGATGGCTAGCAAGGCAGCAGCTGACATCGGCGACAAACTATAATATAACGGTTGACAAGGCTCCTATTTGGTGTTATAATATACACTAATAGGAGCTTTTTAATGACTGAAAGAACACAAGAAGATATAGTTAAACACATTACAGAAGTAATGGAACAATACGTAACGCCTTCGGTGGCGCAACACGGCGGCGAAGTTAACTTTGTTAGCTTTGAACAAGGTTGTGTAACTGTACAACTTAGCGGAGCATGTAGCGGATGTGCAGGCAGCACTATGACACTCAAGCATGGCATTGAACAAATGATGACAAACATGATTCCAGAGGTACAGTCTGTAGAAGGAATTGATGATCCATCCTTTAACGATCCTTATTACGCTTCGGATCCATTTGGCGATGCTGCATGGGATGCCGATTATGACCTACCAAAGGAGTCAGAAGATTGAGTTTAATTATAGACAAATACAAGTACGAAAAACTACAACGTGTTGAAGTAAACGGCAAGCGTCGATATGCAGCACCCGGTGGTCCACCTGTAGCTAGTGTAACAACTATTCTTAGTGGTACTAAGGATATGACACACTTACATGAATGGCGCAGGCGCGTAGGCGAAAAGAAAGCACAAGAGATTGTAACTGAAGCTGCTGGCGTAGGTACACGTATGCACAAGTATCTTGAAGACTATGTTGACAATGGTGTGTGGACAGAGAGTCCAGGCAGCAATCCTTATTCTAAAAAAGCATATCGCATGGCAGAAGTTATCCGTGACGAAGCAATGTGTCACGTAGATGAGATATGGGGTAGCGAAGTTCCGCTTTATGTTCCTGGTATCTTTGCAGGCACAACTGACCTAGTAGGACAGTACAAAGGTGAAGCTTGTATTATGGATCATAAGCAAACAAATAAGCCAAAGAAGCCCGAGTGGGTAGAAGACTACTATTTGCAAATGACAGCATATGCACTAGGACATAATGAAATACATGGCACTAACATACGTGAAGGTCATATCTTTATGTGTAGCCGAGGTGACGATCCAATTGAACTAGGTGGTGAGACTTATCAGCAGTTTGATCTATGGCCAGATGAGTTTGATGACTGGGCACAAGAGTGGTGGAAACGCTGCGAGCAGTACTACGAGAAATTTGGCTAAATATTATATAATGAAATAGGAGTTATAGTATGGCCGTAGTATCCATCAGTCGAATTCAAGTTCGCAGAGGACAAAAAAACGTAGGTAGTGGGTTGCCACAACTAGCCAGCGGAGAATTTGGTTGGGCAGTGGATTCACAAGAGTTATATATTGGTAACGGCAGTGTTGCAGAAGGATCACCGTTTGTAGGCAACACTAAACTACTCAGCGAAGCTGATAACTTATTTGAATTTGCGAATACATACCAATACAAAACTGGTACAAATGTTCAAACAGGTAGCACGGCTAATAATCCTGTTCTGCGTACACTGCAATCTAGATTAGATGACAGAGTGAGTGTTCGTTCTTTTGGCGTAGCAGGCGATGGCACAGATCAAACAGTAGCAATACAACGAGCAATTGATCAACTGTATTTAAATGCATCAAACAAAGGCACAACTCAAGCAAGAGTAGAACTTATATTTGAAGCTGGTGAGTATAATCTTACTAATAGCATATACTTACCGCCATATACTACTATTAGAGGCGCAGGCAAAGATAAGACTATTATTAATGGCATTTCGTATGTATTTAGAACAATAAACGATTCAAGTACTCCGGGCGTATACGCTAATGATTCAACTAGCACAACGTTAAATCAAGCAAGAAACATTAGCATATCAGGCTTAACAATTAATGCCACAACAGGTCCTGCATTAGTGTTAACTAGTTGTAAAGACAGTGTGTTTAAGGATTTATTAATAAAAGGTGCATATTCACTCGGTGGCACAATAGCCGGCGAAAGTGACGGCATACGATTAGATTCACTAAGCACTGCTGTTGGATCTAACAACAATATGTTTGACAATGTTATTGTAGAGAAATTTGTTACTGCTATTAAATCAGATGACGATATTAAAAACAACACATGGACAAATTGTACGTTCAATACTCTTTGGCAAGGACACGCATTTGGACTTAATTCAGCACTTAGTTCAGACGGTCCAGTAAAAACCGGACCGATTGATAATACAGTGTCTAACAGTAAGTTTAATGACATTTATACACACGCTATACATATTAAAAACGGTACTGATAATATTAGTAAAAATAATAGATTCTATACTGTTGGAAACAACGGAGGCAATGCAAGTTTAGCTGCCCATTCAATCATAAAATTTGAAAGTATAAAAAATAATAGTCACGGTGATTGGTTCCAACGTAGTGAAGAACTAGGATATACTGAAGAATATAAGAATGGCTCTGTATATGTTCCAGAAGTTGAAGGACCAAGTATTACAACATTCAACACAACACACAAACTTACAATCGGACAGTCAGGTGAATATTCAAAACTATTTAGACTGCCGGCAGATACTACTAAAGGCTACGAAATTGATTATGTTTATAAGAGTAGTGCAGTTATTGCTTCAAGATCAGGAACAATGACATTAATAGTTGATCCTGTAAATAATACATTTAACTTTTCAGATGATTTCAACTATACAGGTAATAATACCTTTGCTGAGAACTTAAAATTTAAAGCACAAAATTATGATGAAGATGGCAATTCTTCGGTTGACACAATAGCCATTATGATGTTAAACTTAACAAGTAGCGACAATGCTGTACTACACTATAACGTAAAAGCCAAATCATAACTAACATGTGAAATGAATGTTTGACAAAAAATATGAACAACGACTACTCATCTGGCGCGAGTTCAGAGACTCTTTAGAAACGGCAGATGATCCAATACAAGAAACAATTAATTTTTACGATCGAGCACCAGAATGTTTGATTGCTGCTGATCCGTTTACTCCAAGTAGTTGGCCAACAGCATGGGAATTAATAGAGGAAAATAATTATTGTTCCTTTGTTAAGATTCTTGCAATTTGTTACACCTTGCAGTTAACTGATGTGTTATCCCGAGCATCTTATGAGATACATATAGCACGAGACTATAAAAACTCGGAGACATACTACTTGCTTTATGTCGACAACAAGGTGATAGGTTTCGATGCAGATACGTATGTGCAAAGGAATAAACTGCCTAAAACTTTGCGTTCTGAACTAACGCATGTGCTGCCAGCACAATAATAAATACCTAACTACTATAACAATTTAAAGGACAAAGCACATGATTCAAGTTACCAAACGTGACGGCGACAAAGAACTTCTAGACATTGAAAAACTACACAAGGTTGTATTTTATGCTTGTGAAAATATTACAGGAGTTAGCCCTAGCGAAGTAGAACTTAAAAGTCAAATACAGTTCTACAATGGAGTAACTAGTAAAGAAATCCAAGAAACGCTAATCAAAGCAGCAGCAGATCTTATCAGTGCAGAAACTCCTAACTATCAATATGTAGGCGGACGCCTTGTAAACTATGCACTACGCAAAGAAGTTTACGATGGGTTTGAACCTTGTCATATTAAAGAACTAGTTGACAGAAATACAGAAGCTGGATTTTATGATTCTGAACTCGTTACAAAGTATACAACTGACGAGTGGAATAGAATCAATACATTTATTAAGCACGAGCGCGACGAGAACTTAACTTATGTTGCAATGGAACAGCTTCGCGGCAAATACCTAGTACAAAATAGAGTAAGCGGCGAAATCTTTGAAACTCCACAAGTTTGCTACATTCTTATTGCAGCAAGTTTGTTTCAAGACTATCCAATAGAGACTCGGTTGCAATGGGTCAAGGAATATTACGATGCTATTAGTTTACACGACATTAGTTTACCTACTCCTGTTATGGCTGGTGTGCGTACCCCGCAGCGCCAGTTCAGTTCGTGCGTACTCATTGAAACTGATGACAGTCTTGACAGCATTAATGCTACTGCTGCCTCTGTTGTTAAGTACGTCTCACAAAAAGCAGGCATTGGTATCGGCGGAGGAAGCATACGTGCTATCGGCTCCCCCATACGTAAAGGCGATGCATATCACACAGGAATCATTCCTTTCTATAAGCATTTCCAATCAGCAGTAAAGTCATGCAGCCAAGGCGGTGTACGTGGCGGAGCAGCAACTATATACTACCCTGTATGGCACCTCGAAGTAGAAGACATGCTAGTGTTAAAGAACAACAAAGGGACCGAAGAGAACCGTGTACGACACATGGACTACGGTGTACAGTTTAACAAGTTGATGTATGAAAGACTAGTAACTGGTAGCGACATAACTTTGTTCTCGCCTGCAGACGTTCCTGGATTGTACGAAGCTTTCTTTGCAGATCAAGACAAGTTTAAAGAACTATACGAAACAGCAGAACGTAACACACGACTACGTAAGAAGTCAGTTAAAGCAAGTGAACTGTTCAGTAATTTTATGGAAGAGCGTAAGAATACAGGACGCATTTATTTACAAAACGTAGACAATGCAAACGATCATGGCAGCTTTATACCAGAAATTGCACCTATTAGAATGAGTAACTTGTGCGCAGAAATTACATTGCCAACTAAGCCACTTAAAGATCTAAACGACGGGGCACACAGGAGACGAGTGCGTATTCCTAAAGAAAAGTATCAAGAATACGTAGAATATAAAAAATCAGTAGGAAATATTTTAAGGCTTGACAAAGAAAGATTTGATGGCAAAAAAAGTACATAAGGATAAATAATACTATACAAAGGAGTATAGTATTATGAGTAAAACAGGATTTATTTATATGTGGGAATCAGCAACAGATAATAAAAAATATATAGGTTCTCATTATGGAACGTTTGACGATGGGTATATTTCGTCTAGCAATTACTTTAACGAAATATATGAAAATAATCCTAAAAATTTTACTAGAACGATATTACACTATAATTTAACTAGGGAAGAAGCAGTGTCTAAAGAACAAGATATACTATGCAATATTGACGCTGCAAATAATTTTAATTTTTATAATCTTCATAATTATTCAGGAAGAGGTTGGAGCCATCACGATAATCCAGAGCTAGCTAAAATATATTATGATAGGATATCTAAAGCAAAAAAAGGAAAACCTAGTCCTCACAAAGGAAAGCAGTTATGGGGCGATCATAACAGACATAAATTAAAAATTGACACGTGGGAAATCACTTTGCCTAACGGTGATGTTGTTGTTAGAGAAAATATGTTAGATTTTTGTAAGGAACATAATTTAAAACCTTCTGCAATGAGTGCAGTTGCAAGAGGTAAGCGTAGGCACTATAAAAATTATAAATGTAAAAAACTAACAAACAATCGTAATGTAGAGTACGAATATAACGATTGGAAAAGTAAAGGCAAACCTGGAAAAGCAATGTTCGGAAGTGATAATGCTTTTGCTAAATCAATAGTTGTTGATGACGTTAAATACGGATCAATGTCTGAAGCATCGCTAGCAACAGGATTGTCTATGTATAAATTAAGAAAATTAAAAGGATATGAAAATGGAAAATAAATGGCTGTACGAAATTGTAGACGATAACTTAGACGATGTTAATGATGACGATTATGTATATGTAGATGAAATGGTAGAAGACTATGACGGCGCTGCTATCTCGCTTTGTACACTAAGTGCAATCAACTGGGGTAACATTCGTACTCCGGCAGACTTTGAGCGTGTTTGTCGCTTGGCAGTACGTGGATTGGATGCACTGCTAAGTTATCAAAACTATCCAATTCTAGCAGCACAATTATCTACAGAGAAGCGCCGTCCTTTAGGCGTTGGCATTATTAACTTCGCATACTGGTTAGCAAAACATGATCTAACGTATCAGCACATTGATGCAGACGGGCTTGCACTTGTAGACGAGTGGGCAGAAGCATGGTCGTACTACTTAATTAAAGCAAGTGCCGACTTAGCAGTAGAATTTGGTGCGCCAAGTGGCAACATGGAAACAAAGTACGGACACGGTATTACACCTAACCAAACATACAAGAAAGACTTAGATGAGTTGGTTCCACATGTAGAGCGTATGGATTGGGATACACTTAGAGCACAGCTAAAGGACACAGGCATTCGTAACTCAACACTAATGGCCCTTATGCCAGCTGAATGCCAGAGTTTAGAAAATGAAATGAGACTAAAAGATGGAACAGTTGTAACACTTGCCGAAGTTATTCAAGATTATGGAAAAATTGATATTGACACAGTTCACGAAAGATTCATGATAGGCCAGAGATTTCCTTTCTTAAAACCTGTTGAACTAGAAAATAGTATAGCACACGAATGCTACTATAACGGTCCGCAGTCTGTTACAGAAATTGAATTCGAAGACGGATCGACATACAAATTTACAGAAAATCATAAACTTTTAGTCAATCGAGATGACAAAGAAGTATGGATAACAGTAGGTGAATTAACTGAAGATGACGATATTGTTAGCGTTAATGGATAAATAACTAGAGCATTAACGCTAAGGAAGTTATAATGAAAAAAGCCAATCCATATGACCCTGATTATGTAATGAAGAGAGATAGTTGTACTCGAGAAGAAGCTGAGACAACTATCTCTCTGGTGAAGGAAAAGAATGCATGGAACCGGGGCAAAAAAATAAACAAGGCCAATCCATATGACCCTGATTATGTAATGAAGAGAGATAGTTGTACTCGAGAAGAAGCTGAGACAACTATACTCGAATTTAAAAAATCTAAAGCAACATCAAAAGAAAATTTCATTAAAAAACACGGTGTAGACAAAGGAACTCAACTATACAACGAATGGAGAAATAAATCCTTACAAAAAGGATGGAAAACTGCTAAAGAAAATGGAAAATCACAAAGCCCTAGATGTAAAGAGTTCTATATAAGAAAAGGTCACAGCGAAGAAGAGTCAGAAATTAAAGCAAAAGAATTTCAATATGCTAATAGTCCGTTGCATATTCAGTATTATTTAGATAGAGGAAAATCTTTTGATTATGCAAAAAGAAAAATTAGAGAAATACACGATCAAAAAATAGGCATTGATTCTTATAGACAGTATTTAGAAAAGACAACGTCATTAAATAAAAACGAAATTGATATTAAGATAAGAGAAACTAGAGGTCATAACACACTAGATAATCTAGGAGAAACCGTTTTTAGAGAACGACAATCAAAGATTAGAAAAACATTAGAAGAAAATGGCATCTGGGTCCCGTATTGTGACTTATCTGATTATAAAAAGTATCACAAAGAAGTTTGGAAATATACTAATCAAAACGACCTGAGTCTATTAGCGAATTATGAAAAGAGGGGCCGAGCGGGAATCGACCACGCCTATCATCTAGATCATAAGTTTTCAATATCTCGAGGATTTATTGAAAGAATTGATCCTGCGTTATTAGGGAGCTTGCAAAATTTAGAATTTATTCCCTGGGAAGATAACGTATCAAAACAAGGAAAATGTTCAATTACAAAAGAGGAATTATTAAAATGAAAATTAAACGTATTACAAGAGACGCAGGAACAGAACACACTTGGGATGTTT